GCCGATCATCGCCTGGGTGACGGCCTCGAGGTTGGCGTTGCCGATCGCGGCGCCCTTGGCCGCCTCCTGCACCATCGCGAGGGCGGTGGCGCCGCGGAACCCGGCCGACTCGATGTGGTACAGGCCATCGGCCAGCGCCTGCGGCCCGGCGCCGACCTTGGGCGCCATGTTGAGCACGGCCTGCGAGAGCTTGTCGACCTCGGACTGAGCCGCACCCGCCTGGGTGTGGATCATTTCCATGTGCGAGTCGAAACTCGCGGCCATCTTGACCGAGGCGACGCCGGCGGCGACCAGGCCGGTAGCGACGGCGAACCCGGCCTTTTGCAGCGCGGCGAATCCGGCGCGGGTGCGGCCGGCCATCGTCTCGGCCTCGGCGCCGGCCGCCTTGATGCTCGCGGTCCAGCCCGAGGCGTTCATCCTCAGGACGCCGTAGAGATCGACAACCTGCTCGCCCACGGCTCGCGTCCTCTCGGGCGGGAGCGCGTGGGCGGGGCGCTCAGGATGGGCGGGGGTCGCGCGGAACGGCCGCGCCGTGCGGCCCTGTCAGCCGCTCTCGCGCTATCCGGGGACGGCGCGGAGGATCGGGCGGGCTGACGGCAGAGACGATCTGAGGGCCGCGGGGACGGCTGGGCCGCCGTCGTAGGCGGGTGCGACCGGGCAGGCGTCGAGGGCGTCGCCGATCTCGTCGGCGATCTCGGTGTACTCGGCCGCCAGCTGGGGGTCGCGGGTCCGCTCGACCTGGGCGGCCAGCAGTAGCGCATCGACCAGGACGGCGGCCTGGTCGATGGGGAGCGCGACGGCGAGCACGACCACCACCGCCCCGGGTCAGCGGATGTGCGGGAAGTGGGTCGAGCGGAACGTCTCGCGCCAGATGCGCGGCGCCTCGGTGCGCATCACGTCCTGCCACGCCGGGATGAACCAGGGGTAGCCGGTCACGGTCTCGAGGTACAGGCCGTACTTGGACGACGGCGTGCGGTCGTGGCCGTACGGCGGGAACATGCCGGCGGCCAGCCCGACGCGCGCTTCCCACGTCATCGGGCCGGCCAGCCGCGGTTCGGTGTGGATCACCGAGCGGCGCAGCGTGCCGGACACCAGTGCCGGCGGGCCGCCCGGCGCGGCCGTGGTCGGCTCGCCGTACGGGTGCGACGACTCGGCCAGCCGCGACCGCGCCTCGCGCTGCACCGCAGTGCAGACGCGGGCGACGCCGTTGCGCAGCGCGACGTTGCCGGACTCGATGAGCTCGGCGGTCAGCCGCGGGAACACCTCGGGCGAGAACTCAGGCACCGCGCGCCCCCTGTCGTGTCGCCTTGGCCTTGGCCGCCTCGACCTCATCGGCCTGGGCCCGGAGCTCGGCCTGCATCAGGTCCCAGGTCGCGCGCCGGACGTACACCGGCGTCGCCTCGAGCTCGGCCCACGACCACCGCATGTGGCGCATCAGCAGGTAGTCGCGCAGTTCGTCGGGCAGTTCGCCCGACGCCCAGGTCCCATCGAAAACGCTCTCTGCGACCAGCAGCACGTCCTCGAAGTACGGGGACCCGGGCGTTACCGAGGGGCGACGGCCTGCCGGATGCGCTCGCCGATCATCACCACGACGGAGCCGGGGACCTTGGCCACGTCCTCGACGGACGGGCAGCGCTTGGCGTGGTCGTCCTCGTGCTGGATCGGCAGCGCCGGGGCGTCCTCGCGCGGGTCGGCCGGGTCGGGCAGGTTCCAGTCGTAGATCAGCCGCGCCGCGACCACGCGCATGCCGTGCATGGCGTCGGCGATCGACGGCTGGCCGTCCTCGCCGAGCGAGACATCGGGCGGCGTCAGCGTCTCCTGCGTCTGCAGCTTGGGGTTGCGGAGCATCAGCCAGAGGCCGTCGAATTCCTCGGCCGGCTCGCGGCCGATCTTCTTGCCGTCGGCGTCGGTCACGTCGGTGCCGAGGGCGTCGGCCAGGTCGATGCGGATGAGCGGGTTGCGGTAGCCCACGGGGGAGACCTTTCTTGATCGGGAGAGGCGCCGGTCGAGCCAGATGCCGACGCAGGCGGCGCCGATGTACGGGGCGAGCTCGAGCCACGCCCGGCCGAATGCGGAAGACACCCAGCCGAGCGCGCCGAGCAGGTCGTGCAGCACGGGCAGACCCCGCGGCTCAGTAGCCGGTGGTCTGGTAGTTCTTCAGGACGACCTTGGACACACCGCCGTCGGTGGCGTTGTGCACCGCGTCGAGGTCGTAGGACGCCTGGGTGTACGTGCCGCCCAGGTCGCGGCTGCCCTTGCCGACCGCGCCCTGCGTCGCCGTGATGACGATGGACTCGCCACCCTTGCCGAGCGGCTTGGTCAGCGTGCAGACGACCGGCGACTGCAGGTTGGTGATGAACGCCTGGTAGTCGGCCGTGCCCTCGTGGATCGCCTTGAGGGTGCCCGAGAGCTCGAGGCCGGCGGCGAACACCTCGCGCGGCGCCTGGGTGCCGTCGCTGCTGCCGATCGCCTCGACGGCGCGTTTCCACGTGAGGTCGAGCGACAGGCCGCGGGTGCTGGCGCCGCCGGCGTTGGTCAGCGTCCATTCCCAGCCGATCAGCGGGTCGACCGTGCTGGCCGCGTAGCTGAACGTCGACTGGCTGGTCTCGGGGAACCCGGTGAACTTGGGACTGACCGTGACGACGGCCTTGGGGTCGATCTTGAGCGCGAGCTCGGACATCTGGCAGCCGGCGAACCCGACCGGCGCCACCAGGTCGTCAACCGTCCAGCTGTACGACGGCGGCCGCGTCGCGGGCGTCACCTGGGTGAACGTGTGCGTGGTCTGCGAGACCACCGGGTCGCCCGAGAGGTGCGCGAACAGCAGCGAGTTGCCGCCGGCGCCCATGCCGGTCACGATCGGGATGGTGAACGGGCCCGCGCCGGTCGGGGTGCCGGTGATCGCGTAGTCGGTGCCAGCGGCCGAGGTGATCCGGATGGTGCTGCCGGCCGGGATCGTCAGCGCGGTGCTGATGCTGGTCGCGCCGGGCGCGGCCGCGCTCGACAGGGTGGTCGCGACGCCCGCGACCACGGTGTCGACGCCGAGCATGCCGCGCAGAAAGTGCCCGATGATGTCCGGGTAGGCCATCAGTTCGACATCGTGCGTAGAGGTGCCGGCGCCCTGGTACTGGCCCTGCAGCACCGAATCGTTCGCCCGGACCGACTCGTCCCGCAGCGGCTCGAGCACGGTCTCGTACGTGTACTTGGTCCAAGGCACCGAGACGGTCGCCGGCACGAAGGTGCCGGGCACGGTCTCGCGGGCGAACCCGACCTTGCTGCCGCGGGCGAGGACGGTCACAGCTGCCCCCCTGGGGTGTCGTCGGCGGCCGAGTCGTCGGCGGCCTGGTCGTCGTGCTGGCGGCCGCGGCGCTTGGGCCGGCCGGCCGGGGCGTCCTCGTCCTCGACGGCGGTCAGGCCGGCCACCGGCTCGGGGTGGTCGACGGTCTCGCCGTCCTCGACGGTGAATGGTGGGTCGGCCGCGACCAGCAGCGGGTACCCGGTGTCGTTGCGCTGCCGCATGCGGCCTCTCCCTTACGAATTGATCTGCTGGTCGTCCGCCGAGTAGCGGACGGTCGCGGACAGGAACGCGCCGCCGTTGGGCGCGTTGAGCGTGTGCTCGGGCGGGTCGAAATCGACCGAGATCCGGTCGGGTTCCTCGCCGACGGACAGGAACCGGCCGCCGTGGGTGTGGTCGCCGAGCGGGCCGCGGATCCGCAGCAGCAGCTGCTCGAGCGCGGCGTCGAATGCCGCCTGCTCGGCCTCGGCGTCGCCGCTGGCGGTCGGCCAGCGGACCAGCAGCCGGAAGGCGTACCGGTCGATCTTGCGGAGGCCGCCGAGGCGCTGCTCGGTCAGGTTCTGCCGCATCACCCACACCGAGCGGGCGCGGGTGTTCGGGCTGCGGCTGTAGTACGCCTGCACGACATCGAACGGGCCGCCGTCGGCCGCCAGCAGCGCCGGCAGGGCGTCGTCGCCGATGGCCAGCCAGTCGGCCTCGCGGGCGACCGCCGTGGCGGTGCTCACCGTCGGCGTGGTCATGACCGCCCGCCGTCCTCGCGGCAGTACGGCTTGAGCAGCGCGCACGCCCGTTCGTGCAGGGCGTCGGCCTGCCGGTTCAGCGGGTCGAGGTCGTTGACCGCGATCGACGCCGCCTCGTACTTGCAGGCGCGCACCAAGTCGGCCGGAAACGTCTGGTAGCCGCCCGAGTAGGTGACCGACGCCCAGGATCCGATCGGCGCCCAGGTGCCGACCGGCAGCCAGAGGTGCCCCGAATCCGGTTCGGGTGCCAGCAGCTGCGCGCCGCTGAGCGTCTGCACCGCGCCGGCCGTGTCGGTCAGCGTCAGCACCACGTTGCTGTACGCCCAGAGGTCGGCGTACCGGGGCGCGTGCTGGTCCAGCCAGACGTGCCGCACCAGGTTGTCGCCGACGCCCAGCACCGTGCCGAGCGAGCCGCGGCCCATCGTCTCGAGCGTGATGGGCAGGCCGGACCCGGCCGGGTACTCGTCCGGGTCGATGCCCTCGAGCCGGTGCGACTCGACCAGGCCGACGAACGGCACCAGGCGCCGGTCGGCGATCGCCTCGCACGACCGGGTGGCCTCGGCCATCAGGTCCGTCTGCGCCGCGGTCGAGTCGTAGCCGGTGACGAGGTTGCCGAGCGGCCCCTCTGACATCTGCTCGAATGTGGCGAGCAGCTGCGGCCGGTCCAGTGCCATGCCGGGGGCCTCCTCAGGTCTGCACGGGGGTCCGGACGCGGACCGTCGCCAGGCCGCGCCCGACCTTGTGCGGGGTGGCCCGGGCGACGGTGCCGACCGTCACCTGCTCGCCGTCGGCCGAGAGCTCGACCGGGCGGAACACGTCGATGACCGTGGCGGTGCCGCGGACCGGCGGGATGAGGTCGCCGACGATCGGCCGGCCCCATGCCTCGGCGGACGGGATGCCGACCCAGCCCAGGCGGGCGCCGACGGTGATGGTCGGGACGCCCCAGGCTTCCGCCGACGGGATGCCGGCGGGCTGGACGCTGCCGGCGCCGAGCAGCGGGGTGCCCCACGCCTCGGCCGGGGCGATGCCCGACCAGCCGACGCCGGATGAGCCGATGAGCGCGGTGCCCCAGGCTTCCGCGCTGGGGATGCCGGCCGCGGTGATGCTGCCGGCGCCGATCGTGGCCGTGCCCCAGGACTCGGCCGAGGCGATGCCGGCCGGCAGGACGCCGCCGGCGCCGACCTTGGCCGTGCCCCACGCCTCCGCGCTGGGGATGCCGACCGCGGTGATGCCGCTGCCCGCGGCGGCCGCGACCGCTGGCGCCCACAACGGAGCGGGCGCGTACGGGCCCATCGGCGCCGTGAGGCCGCTCGGCGTTGCGCCGGTGATCGTGGCCGAGTTGGCGCCGCCGGACAGGTCGGCCTCGGTGGTCGACGCGCCGTAGAGCGGCCAGTAGCCGACCAGGGCGTCAGGCCGGACCCGCGACGCCGGGACGCCGGCGGCCAGTGCCGCCCTCTGGTCAGCGGACGGGATCGCCGACCAGACTGCGACCTCGGCGTAATCGCCATTCGTGTAGAGCTGGGTGGCGTCGAACGATCCCAGGAACAGGTCGTGATTGCCGCCGGTGCCCAGCGCGTAGTCGATCGGGGCGGTGTTGGCGGCGCTGCCGACCTGCGCGCCGTCGAGGTACAGCAGGACGGTGGTGCCGTCGTACGTGCCCAGGACGTGATGCCACTTGCTGTCGAAAGGCGCCGAGCCGATGGTTTGCACTGCCGCGACCAGTTGGCCCTGTCCCACTCCGGTCGAGACGTAGAACCGCAGCGCGCCGCCGCTGCTGGTGCCGATCGCGTAGGCCGAGTGGTCGCCGGCAAGTGCGATCTTTGACAGGAAGTAGTGGAACGCCGACTGGACGCCGGGCCGCATCCACATCGCGACCGCTATCGGCAGCGCCGGCTCGATGCGGGTGGTCCGGGTGATCTGGGCGAACTGGCCAGAGCCGTTGAAGAATCGGGCCACCTGCGCGGCCTCCCGTCAGGCCAGGTCGACTTGCAGCCAGGCGCCGAACAGCAGCGTATTGACCGCGAGGGTGTCGGCGACGGCGGTGCCGTTGTGGAACACCTCG